ACCCTTACCCTTGAGGGCATCTGACAGGAGCGACCCACGGGCGGCCAGTTCGGCCGTGTGAACCTTCTTCGTCAGATCCTTCACCATGCCACGCAACTGCTTTACCAGTGGCGAGTCATTCTCGGTAGAGGTGTCGATCTCCTCATCGTATTCACCCATGATGGGCGTCTCCCTATCTACTATTCGCAGGCCGCAGACATTCCCCAGGGGAGGGGAGTCTGGCTCCTACTGCCGGTGCTGGTACTCGATCGGGGGCCGGTCGGTCCCAATCGGAGTGGACGGTGCGGGAATCGAACCCGCCTGAACCATTCCGCCCATCCGGCTAAACTGCGCCGGGCTTCTTCACGCCTAGAGTGTTCGCGGCCGTGCTGAACGAGCCACCGACCGCCGACGTACCACCGAACTGACCACGCTCGGCGGAGGCCAAGCGGGCGCGCTGGGCAGCCGCGGTCTGGTTGTTCAGGAGCACGTCCTGGATGGCCGTGTCCTGGGTGTATGTGCCGCCGTAGAGTTCGGACAACTTCCCGGTGACCTGGCTGAGTTGGGCCACGTTCCCGAAGCCCTGCTGGGACTGGGCCGCGGTAACGCCCGCGCCAACCAACTGCTCGGCCGTCATGGAGTTGATGTCGATGTTCTGACTGGCGGCGGTCGCGGCGATCTTCGCTGCCTCGACCTGCTGGCCGACGATAGGGGCCGCACGTACCGGGTCCAGAGCATAGGCCACCATGTCGCCGGTCGTGTAGAACTTGGCGAACTCGGCGCGGACGGTCGGGTCCTGGGCATTTACCAGCGCCGCGGCCGACCCTACCCGATCATTCAGTTCCGTTGCGGACATGTCGCCCTCGATGAACTTCTGGAAGTCGGACGGCTGGTCGTAGAACGACTTCGGTAGACCCGCGGCTGACATAACGGAGCGGTACGAACTCTCTACCGAGAGGTACTCGGCCGGGGACAGCACCGGAAGATCGGCCTTGACCCGGGCGGCATTACCCGCGAAGCGGGCCTTGTACTCGGGGGTCTCCTGGAGGAGAACGGTCACCGTGTCCTGAGAATAGTTCTGCTGCACCAGACCAAGGACGGTCGGGGCCAGGGACTCCAGACCGTATTGCTTGAGCAGTCCGGTAACGGCGGCATAGGCGTCTCGGTTGTCCCCGGTCAATCCGCCGAACGGATCGGTCGTAGCACCCGTACCCGCATAGGAAGCGAGCGCCGCGGAGACCGGAGCCGAGGTGTAGTACTTCTGATTCGCGGGCACTGCTGCCCACTCGGCCACGGTGATGCGACGGTAGACCCCATTAGTGCCGACGTCGTAGATGGTGCCATCGGGATCTCTGACGTAGTTAGCCATCCTACTTCACCAACCCGAGGTCGCCAAGCACCTGTCGCGCCGCTGACATGGTTGCATCCTGAGCATTCTTGGTCTTGAGCCAGCGGGGGTCTCCCGTGCGGAGCCCGGTCTCGAAGTCGTAGAGTGTCTGCATCACCGGGGCGCCGTCCTTCCCCTTGGTGGCGAGAGCCTGCTGGATCTTGGGATCACCAATGGTCAGCGACTCGGGGTTCATCTCCAGGATCGAGGCCATGGACTGTTTGTATGGCTCTGCGATGGTCGCCACTGTCTCACCCTGGCGAAGCCGGTCGGCAAGATTCGGGTAGGCGCTGATCGCAAGATCGCGCACCTTGTTCTTCACGTCGTTGAAGGTCTGGGTTCCACTGGACGCACCCTGGAGATTCGTCTCGATCCACTGATCCGTGATCTTGACGTTGTTGTCAGCGGCGTATGCCTTCAACTCCGTATCCCACTGACCCGCCTGACCGAGCATGTTCCCGTTGACGTGGGTGACATACGTCCCCAGGTTGGCTTGGATCTGATTGCTGTCCCAGCCGAGCATGAGGGCCGTCTCGGACAACTGGGCCAGGGTACCGGGGGAGATCGCCGCGCCCATTGACGCCGCGATCGAACCGATGCTCGCCTTGCTCTGGTCCAACTTGGTAGCGTAGGTCGAGGGGTCCACGGACTTGAGGGTCGTGGCGTTGCGCCATGTCTCCCCATGTGTCTTGTACCAGCCGGTGTTCTGGAGTTCGGCGGTGAACCGGGTCTGGTCGAATGTACCGGCCACGGCCCTCGTGAACAGGCTGTTGAGTTCCGGGTCGGACTGGAGGACGGAGAGGGCGAACCCGAACTGCTCGGCCAGGGTCTGCTGGCTGATCGTGTCTATGCCCGACGTGATGGACGTCTTACCCCCGCCGCCACCGAGGGCGGCCGTGGTCTTCGATCCGACGATACCGTCTACGACGAGCCCCTTGGACGCCTGGAACGCCTTGATCGCGGCGATGGTCTTCGATCCACGGATGCCGTCGATCGGGCCCGGGTCGAAGCCCGCCGACTTCAACGCCTGCTGATAAGCCTTTACATTCACGACGGCCTCCTCACGAGTTCAGCCGGACGCCCCATGCGCGGCCCTGGTCATAGAGATTGCTGATGCGGACATTGGTCCCGGGCCTTGCGGCCTCGATGATCTGTCCGTTGCCGATGTAGATGGCGATGTGATCGGCACCCGCGTTCCTGGACGAGTTGTCCCAAGCAACCAGGTCCCCCGTCTGCAACTTGTCCAACGAGATCCGCTGACCGGCGTTGGCTTGCTGGTTGGACATCCTGGGCAGATCCTTGCCCATCTGTCGGTAGACGTACTGGACGAACCCGGAACAGTCAACCCCGAGCAGGCCGCTACCGCCCCACTTATACGGAGTGCCCAGCATCTTCTTGGCCTGGGCCACGATGTCGGTACCCGCGGCCGCGGAACTCGCCACCGCCTTGGTGTAGTCCACCTCAGTCGGAACCTTCACCTTGAGATGGGCGAACGGGTTCTCGACCGCGATAGCCCCCTCGCCCGCCTGATGGACGGGCGCGATCTCGGGAGTGGGCGGGGTGAGAAGATCACCGGCGATGGTTGCCACGGTTCACCCCTAGATCTTGACCGGAGCCTGGAGGGCGCTGAACAGGTAGTTCATGTAGGTTCCGGCAGCCTGGTACTCGGCGTAGTTGGGGTTCGCCTGCGCGGACTCCTTCGCTATCTGGGCCTGTGCGTTGGAGTCGAGCCCGCCACTGGTTGTGGACGTCGTGGTGTTCTGATCGGCCGACACGTCGGTCTTGGTCACGGTCGGGTTGGCCCGTTGGGCGTTGTTCAATGTGGTCGTGAACGCACTGACCTCACCGTCGTTGGCCGCCCGTCCCAAATACTTCGAGAGGGTGTCGGAGATGAGCGCCTTGGCCGCCTCCGGGGACGTGAGGTCGATACTGGTGGTGGTGTACGACCGCGCCTCCCCGCTACCGCTCGCGCCCTTCTTCCCGGTCGTGCCCTCGATACCGGCAATCCCGCTCAGGGCCTGCCACGGAGTGACCCTCTTCTTCCCGTAGGTGTAGAGGTTAGCGGCAGCATCCACAGCGTCTGTCCAGGCCGACAGGAGGACGGGCGTCCTGGTAGCGTCGGCCGCAGTCGCCAGACCCAGGCTCACCAGGGTGTCCCCGAAACTCTTGCGCTGAGCATCGTCCCAAGTCCAGAAACTGTTGACGGCATCGTCGGCAGTCACGATCTTGTCCGCGTCCACGGTACCGTAGTTGGACGTCGCGGACGGAACGGACGGAACATAGGACCGCGGGTTGGTGTACGCCCAACTTGAAGGCACCTTCCCGGTCGGCGCCTTCGCAGGGCTGTTCTGTCCGGGGACAACCGCTTCACTGCGCGACATGCCGAGGTAGACGCTCCGTGAGCCAGCGTCGGTGGACGAACCCGCGGTCGTGGTCGTGGCTGCGCCAGTGGCGACTTTGTAGACCGCCCCCTGGAGGTTGGCGAGCGCACTGCCCGAGGACGCGGCGCTAGGCGCCGGTGCTGGCGTTGTTGCTGTTCGTAGTGCCACTGTTCCAGTCGCCTCCACTCAGATCGTCGCGCGAGAGAACGCGGCTCCACATCTGGCTGAACCCCAGGTTCTCGCTACGCAACTGGGTAGTGAACGTATCCCAGATAGCCGCGAGGTCCGAGGCTTTCTTGGCCGTCAGGTTGCTCAGACCGCGGTCGGCCAACTGCGTCTTGATCGTGTTGCGCGCCTGGACGTACTGAGCAAGGGCCTGGATGTCGGACCGATCCCCAAGTTCCGGGTGGGCGTTGACCGAGGACGCCGCAAAGGTCAGGAACTGCGACACCTTGTCGCCGCCCTGCTGGCCGAACTCGGCAGCCCAGGACTGGTTCTCGGTCTTGAGTTGGTCAACGAACTGATCCCGGATGTCCTTGAGATCCTCCGCGCCCCTCTGGCTCAGCGTGGTCAGCCCGCGCTCCTGGAGTTTCAGGTCCAGGGCCGTCATGCCCTTGTGGTAGTCGTACCAACCCTTCTGCACCTCCACGTCCGCGATGGCCTGCTCGGGGCTCTTGGAGGACCGGAAGTGCGTGCCCGTACCGGGTCCGATGGTCTGGGCGTTCTGGGCCGTGTTGACGCCAGCGGAGAAGTCTCCGCCCAGGTTCGCAGCCCCGGCGAAGAACCACCCGAACTGCGCGTCGCCCGCGATCTCGGTGCGGTACTTCTGAACGGCGTTCCACGCCTGGTCCGTAGCGGCGATCCCCGTGTCGTTCACCGAGAGGTTGATAGCCAACTCGAAGTAGTCCGGGTAGTCCGCGTAGAACTTGTCCCGAGCGTCGAGGCCATACGTCCTCTGGTACTCGTTCCACTTGTCCTTGTAGAACTGGAGCGTAGAGGTCGGGGTGGTAGACACTGGCATCTCGGACCCGAACAATTTGAGGAGGAACCAGTTACGGGTTTTGTTCGCCACGGCCGCCTTGAGGTCGCCCTGGGTGGCGTAGGAGACGTCACCCTTACGGACCGACCGCATCTCCTCCGCCATCATCTGCGCGTAGGTCTGAGCGAACCGCGGGTCCTGGAAGTCTGCCTCAAGGGCAGACTTGAGGTTTCTGCCCCACGATGGGAAGAACTGGTCGACTACCGTGGCATCCGTGGTACCGAACGGCAGGAGCCACTTACCGACCGGGTTGCTCGCCCAGGTCGGGTTGGACCCGAACATCTCCGGCAGGGCCATGGTCATGATCTCGTTCGCCGGAACGGACATGAGCGGACCCGGGCCCGGGAGGTAGAATGGGTCACCCTGGAAGATGATGTTCGCACTGCCCTTCGACAGTTTGAGATCCTTCGCGCCGGACCACTTCTTGAGCCAGTCGGGGATCGGGATGTGCACACTTCCCGCGATGAGCGGGTCTTCCCAGCCGATGACGTTACCCTTGTCGTCAACGACGTCGCCGTTGCCGAGGATCTGATTGCCGTCGGCGTTGGTAACGACGAACGCCTTGTTGAGCCCCTGGAATGCCTTGCCCGCCTGGATGAGCGGGACGCCCGCCGTGATCCCAGTGATGCGCAGCCACTTCTCCATCGTGTCCGCCCACGGGGCGTAGAACGGAGACAGGAAGCGCAGCGAGTAGGTAGCGTTCGACTTCTGCGAGAGGTCGAACATGATGTTCGACATGTCCCGCTTCGACAGGACGCTCGCGGCCTTGCGCATGTTCCCGAGTTGTTCGTTGGTCAGGGCTCCGGCGTCGTCCGCCACGTTGTTGATCATGCGCTGCATGTGAGCGCGGTACGAGTGGACGTAGAACGGGTGCCGACCGAGGATGGTCTCGGGGATGCCCGAGGTAAGGTTGAAGTATTGGTTCCGGGTCTTGTTGAACAACTGTATGGAGGCGTGACTACTTACCGGCGCCTTGACCTCGAACGGAACAGACGGCCGGTCGGCAGCATCGGGGAATATCTTCTTGATGTCACCCTTGGTGATGTTGCCACCAGAGACCAGGGCCTTGCTCTCAGTCGTGGGGAGAGCGAGGTCCACCTGCTGCCGCATCTTGGCGACGACATCCTCGGCAGTCTGGCCCGTCTTGGCTACGGCCTTGACGTATGCGTCATTCACCGGGTCCTTGAGCCAGGTCAGGATCTGCCGGTCGTCAACCCCGGCGAGCATCTGCGAGCCAACGCGGTCGTTGCGGATAATCCGGTTGACGAAATCGACGTACCGCTGCTCGTAGGTAGCGGCGTCGGAAGTGACGTGCTGGCGCTCGCCCGTGGATCGGAACTCCCCGAGTTGGCTCTTCTCGTTGGAGATCCACAGCGACGCATTGGACTCGCTCGCGGAGAGTTCCGCGTTGCCGCGGCTCGCCTCCGCGGCAGAAGCGTACGGGTCGCGGACGTCCAGGGACGTACCGATCCGGGTCTCCAGGTCGGTACCCTTGATCCGTCGCTTCACGTTCTCGCGGGCAAGGGCCTCCGCGGGGGGCTGATACTTCTCCCCAAGCAACTTCTCCATCGCGGTCTTCTGCTCGGTGAGGGTCTTGACCGTCCCGGCCGAGGGGTTCTCGTTCGCCAGGGTGCGGTCGATGCGCCGGATGGTTGCGGAGGCCGCCGTCTGGCGGTTTACGAACTCGGCCTCACCCACGGTTGTCGTCTTGAAGTTGTTCCGGAGAACGTTCCTGGAGCCCTTGAGGGCGTTCAGGCCATCCTCCATCGCGCCGAGCATCGAGTACAAGCGCATCTGCGTATCACCCTGGACGCGAATGGCGTAGGCGATGGGGCGGAACAGGGTGGAGACCTTCCACACGTCGTTGAACATCGACAGGATGTCATCACTGATTGCCCAGGTCTTCTCGCCTGTCTGTACAGCGCGGCCCTTCCAGCCGGAGAGACGAGACCTCTCGACGGTCTTGACCATCTTGGCCCAGTCAACTATGGACGTGGTGTCCTTCATCTGGGAACCGGCGAATGGGCCACCGAAGCCCTCATCGAAGACAGTGATGCCGTCAGGGGAGGTGATACTGGCGCGCTCACCGGCCGCATGGGCCTGGTAGGCACGGTCCTGAATGGCCCGCGCCTCGGATGTGCGACGAGTGATGGTGTCCTTGATGGTGGCCCGAAGTGCGCTCTGGTCGCCAATGTCGGCGGCATCGGCATACTTGCTCACGGTGGCGTCTTCCATCAACGTGTTGAACTCGTTCAGGATGTCACCGCGTTGCTGGCGCGCCGCGTCGATGTTCATGCTCGCGGCCTTCACCATGCGGTCATCCAGTTTGAGGGTCTCGTTCTTGACGAACTTCGCCATCGCCGGGTCACCCTTGAATGCCATGCGCGCGCGCTGGGTCGCGGCCTGGAAGACACGCGGGAAGTCGTCAGCCGCGAGCGATGCCGTCTGAGGAATATGAATGCCGGTAACGAGGTGGATCGGGCGGAGACCGATACCATTGTCGATGGTCTTCTTGATCGCGGCGAGGTCACGACCTGCGCCGGTCCGCTGGACCGACCGGATCTCACCCATGGCCCCGGGCGTCAGATCGGCAGCGGCAACCCCGGCGTGGGCAGTTCCGACAGCCTCAACGCGGGAGATGTTCCTGATGCCACTCTTAGCGAACTCGTCAGCGGCGGCGAGGGCATCAGCCGTGGGGATGCTTTCGGCGGCCTTGAGAGCGTCGAATCCCCTGGCGATCTCATCTGCCTGCGCGGCAAGTTCGTTCTGGACCGGGACGGAATCGGAGACGCGGTGAATCACGTCGCCAACCTTATCGGCGGCGGAGAGGTGCGTCAGGTCCACGATCTCAGCATCGACATTGGGACGCAGGATGCCGTGGAGTGAGGCGGAGAGGAGCGAGGACTCCTGCTGCAGTATGGCAAGCGATCGACGGTCCCCCGCCCCGGCAAGAAGGACGGTGCGCTTTGCGGCCTGGCGGGCCGCGGTGTCACCCTTGAAGATGACGTCAACGCGGTCCATCTCGGCAAGGATACCACCAGGGTCAGTGGTCTGCGCCAGCAGGCGCGTCTTCGCCAGGGCGGACGCCGTTCCAGGATGGGTGGCTGCTAGGTCATGCGCGGCGATGACGTCATCGATGCTACCCATGAGGGACTTGGCCTTGCCGCTGGCCTTGGATACGTCCCTGACCCCGCCAAAGACCTCGGACGCCTGGGCCACATCCTTGGCCCCGAGCACCGTCCGACTGGCCCTGTATGCCGCCGCACCCTTACCGGCGAAGATAACCGGGTCCATCGTGAGGTTCCACACCGCGTCACCAATGCCGGTGACCCACTTCTGGGAGCCCGACGAGAAGTACTCCTCGCGGTCCTGCCTCTTGGCAGGGTCGTCCAGGAGCGAGTAGTCGATGTAGGGGTCGCCCGCCGCAGCGCTCTTTACCCCGAGCCATGCGGTCTGGCTGACAGACGCCTGCGCCGCGACCGACTTGTCCCAGTTAGCCAGCCACTGCTGGTCATTGAGCAGCCACCCGGAACCGAGCCCCTGATGTTCGAGGGCCCCGACGGTACTCTCAAAGAGGCCGCCTATCCCACCCTTCGCCTTCCCCTCCTTGACCCTCTGGGCCATGGTCCGAAGGTTAGCCTCCTCCACGTTGCCGGTCCACTCAACGCCCTTGTTCGCGTTGCTGAAGATCCAGTGCATCCCCGGTGCGGCATCGGCGTTGACGACGGCGTTCTGGAGAACGTGACCAACGTTCGAGGCGATGGAGCCGACCTTGTTCCAGAACCCGTCGGCTCGGGGAACATCGGCCCAGGTCGCGTAGACCTTGTTGGGGACGTGCGCTGCGGGGGCAGCGGCGGGCACCGTCGTGGTGGCGGTAGCGGGCGTCGAGGCCGCTGCGACCGCACCACCGAGCACGGGGGGAGTTGCCAGGGGGCCGAAAGCCGCGGCCGTATTGTCGTCGGGCGTGTTCTGTGCCACGCCAAGGGCCGCGCCGAAAGGCACGCCCGCCTGGTATGCGGCACCGACGCGCGAGAAGACACTACTCACGGGTTCGACTCCTAACTGTTGGCGATGACTTCTCGGACGTAACGACGGAAGCCAGCCGACGCATGTTCAGACTCGGCATAGGAGATCATGGCCTGGAGGGCGGGCTGGAGATCCTGGGAATCCCGGGACCGTTGGGCCTGCGGGGTGCTGGGGATACCCAGGACGGCCGAGGTTGGCCCGGCTCCGAGGTCCGCGCCAGAGGTTACCGGCTCGTTCGGGCGCTGCGAGGGCGCCGTGAGCGGGGTAACTCCCGGAGGTGCACCTCCATTTGATGCACCAACAGGAGGTGTACTTTGCCCCACCGCCATGGGCGCACCCTGCTGGATGCTTCGGAACGCAGCCTGCTCGCCATAGGCGGCGTTGGGGATGTCGGTCACCGGCTGGGAGTCCGTCCGTTTGGCGAACTTACCAGGGCCCGATACCGCGGCGGGAGACTGCGGGGCGTGGTAGCCACCGTGTGCATCTGCCATCTACCCCACCCCTAACCGAGCGCCGGGCGTTGACGGGACACGCTTGCCGACAGGTTGGGTTGACCAGCGCCCGTCATGCCCGCGAACATGTTCGCCAGGTCGGGCTTGCCACCAGGACCCTGTGTCGCTATGTTTGGATTGACCCCAGCCAGGGCGGTCCCACCGCCCGCGGCCTGTGCGGTTCCCGGAGGTACCATCCCCTCCATCCCCCCCGGCTGACCGGATTGCTCCGGGGCCGGAGGCGGAGAGGGCGGAGGCTTGAACAGGTGACCCAGGATTGATTCCAGGGATTGATTCTTCTGTAGCGCATCCGTTATGGCAAGACCGTTCCTGATAACCTCAGAGGGGTCGCCTCCTTGTGCGATCACGGCCGGAATGGACTGCATGTACGCCGCCACTCCCTGTAGGAGGGCCGCGCGCACTTCCTCAAGCGCGATCTGCTGCTCTTCGCCGGAGGGGTTGATGTCGGCCTGGAGGGTGCGCCGCACGTAGTCCTTGGAGACGATCCCGCCACCGAGGGTCTGGAGTAGGAACACCAGACCGCGGTTCGGGTCCATCCCGGCGACTCCGCCGTAGATGACCTCAGCCGAGTGGTCGCCGTCGATGTCCTTCGAGGGCGTGTAGGTGAGACGGTAGTGGGAACCGTCGGTGATCCCGCGGGTGTCCTTGG